GAAAGTCGGCGTCAGCGTGCGTTGCCAGCAGACGCCAGACATTGCCCAGCGCGTTCTTCGCAACCGTGTTCGCTGCCGCCGTGATCTGCGGATGCACGGTCAGTTCGGTATTGCCGACTGCCGTAATCGCCGCAGACGCGAGCAACGTGTAGTAGTCGCCCTGCTGGGTCTTGCCCTGGATCGTGAAGACCACCGATGCCGCAGCAGGATCGACCGTGCAGTCGATGGTGACGCGCACGCCTCTGGCGAAGTTGTTGGTCTTGTCTCCTGAATTATTGGTCGCCGTCCGTGCCGCACTCGTCATCAGTGCGAAGGGCCGGCCGCTCGTTACTGCCATGTCAGTCCCCTTATGCCATTGTGGTGACGACGAAGGCCGCTGGGCGGAAGACGACGAGGGTCAACCGAACTTCTGCCAACATCACAAAGATGTTGCGAATGAAAAAGTCCGCGTGCTGATCGGCCATATAGATGGCCGCATCGTTGCGGTCGATAACCGCTGCCTGCGTGCCGTCTCCGACGATGACTGTGCCAGCGGCGATGTTCTCGTCCTCGAGCACTGGCAATCCCCACAGTCGCGCAACACTGGCGCCCGGTGACGGATCGCCGACCAGGTATTCGCCGGTTGTCGTGGTGATCGTGTCCCAGTCTTCCGTGTCTGCCGGGTTGGCGAGGATGAATGTGGGTGTCGCCAGTCCGGTGGTGCGTACCAGTCGCTTCGCTCGACGAATGCGGTTCAGGTTTTCGTTGTCCGTGCCGGCGTCGTTGACCGGTGCGCCAGCGAAGTACGCGGCATCGGCAACCGTGAGGCCCGTCTGATCGAGCAGGCCTGAGATGTTCGGCGCGGTGCCGTTGCCGTTGATGAGTTGCGCACTAACGCGCCGCTCTAGTCCGTCACGCAAACGCCCTTCGACGTATGACTCCATCATCGGCAAGTCTTCAAGCATCTGCCGGGTGATGGGAATCCAGTGAGCAACGATCCGCACCGGGTGTGCGACTTCCTCGAAGGTGATCGCCGATTCTGGTTTCACGGCGCTGGCATCGTCAACCGCGATTGATTCGTCCACTTCTGCAGCTGCGTTGGTAAACACGAGTTCCTGCAGCACAACCACGCTATCGGATGATGTGCGGCCGCTGCCGAGCGCCTGGCGTACCGCGCTGATTGGTTCAAGACCACGCCGGATGCCGGGCATCACCTGTGGCAGCAACGTCGAAGCCGACGCGGTGCCAGAGAAGATCAGCGCCTTCTCGTGCAGGATGCTTTCGGTGTGGAACTTCTTGCTGGTGCCGTGCGGGTTCTGCCGGAAGTCTTTAAGCTCCGCAGAGTCAGCGAACTTCGCGCCGAGTGAGCGAAGATCAGGCTCGGTGCCGTTGGCAATCTGCCGCTGTGCCGGAGCCGGCTTGGTGAACTTCTCAATGGTGGAATCCACCATGTCGTTTGTCGCTGCGCGCTCTTCGGCTTTGGCGAGATCGGCGATAGCCTTGTTGAGTTGACTCACCAACTCGTCGTACCGCTGATCTTCCTCAGCAGTCAGCGTGCCTGCCTTGCTTTTCTCGGTGAGCGGTTTGGCGTCACTAGCGATGGTTGCGATCATTGCTCGCAACTGTTCAGGGTTCATATCAATCTCCTGTAACGATGCCCCGCTGCCGTAAGTCGGCAAGCAGGAATGCCAGTTCTGCACCTCGGTTCCGCGTTGCTGTATCGAGCGTGGGCAGCACGGGCGTCTCGCTGTTACTGCCACCCTCGGCGGGCATGTCGGATAGGAGTTGCATTAGTTCGGCACGCTGCTCTGGTGTGAGCTCGGCGGCCAGTTTGGATATGTCGAGTTCGGATCGGTAAGAGTTGACAAGCGCCGGATCGACAGCCGGGAAGCTGACGACGCTGTTCTCCATCATCCGCACGCCGGTCAGGATGCGTATCTCGTTGCGCGGGATCGTCTTCACCCAGTCGGGTGCGCTGCTGAAGTCCAGCGGATCAGAGTCTTCGGCCGTGCGGTCGTTGATGCGCCGGAAGCCAATCGACAAGCCGTACTGCACGTCATCCTTGAGATGCGCGCGAACCGTGCTGCCCCACATGCCATCGTCGGAGACTTTGGCTTCGATGGCCAGGCCTTCGGCGTCTTCCGACATCGCCTTATGTGTGCCGATGGTGTGCTCGTGTTCGTAGCGGAGCAGGATACGGTTACTGCCGGCCGGTCCACGCTGAGCGATGGTCTCGGCGAACGCGCCAGGCGCGGTGGCTTCGGCGTAACTATCCACCACCCAGAACTTCGAAGCGTAGCCGGAGAGGATGCCTTTTTCGGCGTCGGCTTTGACTTCGAGAGGGTCGCGGGATTTGGTAAGGATGCCGTCGTAACTGGTACGTCTGTTGTCTGGTGATTCCATGCTGCGCCTCGTGCAAGAGAAAAGGCCGCGCAACCGGATCGCTGTGTCCGATTGCTCGCGGCCTTGTGGCTCTACTGCCCGGCGAGCATGGGTTCAGATGCAATTGCCAATAATCATATCATGCGTCCGTACCAAGTGGCACAGCAAGAATTGGCACGACGATCAGCGAACCGTTCGGATGCTCGGCTTCCGTGTGCAGTTCCACCATCGACAGCGGTGTGATAAGTCCGTGTCTATCAGCGCACGTCAACCCATCAAGCGCACCGTAGTCGTCAACATGTTCAGGATTGTCCAGCAGTTCGACTTCGTTGACTTCGCCACTCTCGGCATAAGCCAGCGCGCTACTACGGTTGTATGCCACCTGTGATTCAGTCCTCGCAATTGTTTCAGCCCTGCCCTTGTACGTCGCTTCGACGTGCTCACGAATAGCCGCCGACAACTCCTGCAACGTCGTGCCCTGCAGCAATCCATCGGCAACGATCCGGCTGATGGTGCTGCGTGTTGTTTCGTGAATATCGACGATGCGCTCACCGAGTACCTGCAGCAGCTTCAGGATGCGCGGGTTATTCACGGTCCAGGTGGTTTCGGAAACGACGAACGTATCCGCTGCCGCGAAGGCGGCCTCTCCATTGGCCATGTAGAACTTGCGCAACACGGCTTCGAGTTCTTTGTATTCCTCTTCCCAGTCGATCCATTCGAGATCGCGCCGTTCGTGGTTGTCCGCACTCTTGGCGATGTTGGTAGCGATCCTATCGCCCTGCGCTTTCAGCATCTTGCCGATATGCCGTGTGCCGACTTCGATGAGCCGCTGTCTGTCCCGTCGTGTTCGCCCGGCGATGTTCGCTCGCACCTCGAGCGCATCGGCAGACATCCGCGTTTCGTCAACATACCGCCGTGCCGATGACGTTGACGCTGGCAGCGCTGGTGTCTCGGGTGTGCGACTGGCGGTGATCGCTGCTGGCAAGTCTTCGAAGCCGGCCAGTGAGTTCGCCGATACCAGCATCGTCGAGAACGGCACGGCGAACACATCACCCTGTGCGTTCGGCAGTGGATCGAGTTTGATCGCCATGCGCGCTTCGTTGAGCGTAATCATGGTCGCGGCATAGTCGGCTCTGACTCTCGTGTGCAGCGCATCGGTATCTTCCTGCAATGCCAGCACCATAGACGTGTCGAACGCCAGCCGGTATTGCGGGTGCATCAGTCCGAACTCGGGTAGCAACGACCGGCCTAACGCGGCAGCGAGCCGCAACCGCAACGGCTCCGCGCCGTACCGCTGCAGCGCCGTCATGTCTCCGTCTGTCTCGGTGGTGGTCAGACTGCCAGCGACGAGCGCGTGTCGCGCACCAATCAGGCCAGGAGGCACGCGGAAGGCGCTGCATATCTTCAGTTCGGTGAGATCGCGCAAGTCCGGCCAGGCGAGCGTGTTCACGTCGCCTTGTATCTGTTGCAACTGCCAACCGCCATGCAGATACGGGATCTTGCCGTAGGCTTTCGATCCGCCATACTTCTGCTTCCAGTTCTCCTGCATCACTTCGATAGTGGCCGTGTCGTGCTGCACGTCCGGGTGTGTCATCACGTACATCGGAATGCCGCCAGCGTCGAGGAATGCCTTAAGCCAGTTCGTGAGCTCGTTGTCGATACCGATCTCACGCGCTGCCACGGTCACCGGCGAGACACCGCGCCGCTCCATGCGGTCGTCGTGCCGCCACGGTAGCCAGATGAGATCGTTGGCTGGTATCAACCGGATCGGTGCGCCAGGAACTTTGTACTGGTAGTCGTTGGAATCACCGCGTGGATTGGCCAGCCAGTCAGCACGCAACGGCCACAGTTCGACGGGAAGATTGGCGCCACTCCGCACCTTCTCCACGACGGCGTAACCCATAATGCCCATCTGGTAGACGAGCAACGAGAGGAACTCGGCGTCTTCCATGTGCGGGTTGGGCCGGTTGATGATGCCCTGCAGCGCCCGGCTGGCGCTATCGGTGGCCGCGTCCCACTCGCCCTCAGTCGTGCGTGACTCGACGGTCAGCTGCGCTTCAGCCACCGCGTCACCGAGATAGGTGGCGCAGGCAAACACGGTGATCGACTTGCGCGCCGCGTCACGCGCCTTGTCGCTATCCCACTCGTAACCGGACCAGGACGCCTTGCGCGCACCGAACCAGTCGGGCAAGCGCTCGGGATCGTAGTCTCCACGCAGCATCAGCGGCGCGCTATCTATCCGGTAGTCAATGATTGGGTTAGTTGTCTTGGAAAGGTTGCCGAGGAAGGATCGAAGGCCCATGCACCGCATCTCGCAGAGTAGTCAAGCCAGCGCTATAGATCGTTGTGTCTACGCTACTGCGGCAAGCTATGCTCTGCTACCCGGCAGCAATGGGTTTCACATTCAATTACACATTATGCTATCACACTTGCATAGATCACCGAAACCACATGACACCCAGGACACGTCTGCTGCAAGTCATCGTGCAGTGGTTGGCTCATTGTCCATTGCCGAGAAACGATGATGACCAGCCGCGTACCAACCAGTTCACCGAGCACGCGATGACAGTTTGGGCATTGCCACATGGTGCGGTCTTCACCGCGTCTGTCGGTGCGGGTAACAATGCTGGCTGGTTGCGGCATCAGCCGAATCCTCCTGTGCTCTGTCCACCGATCAGGTTGTACAGCGCCGTCAATGCCCAGACTGCCGCATCCATCCGGTCAGGAGACGGCATACCAGGCACCCAGTTGCACTGCTGGTCTTCGAGTGTGTCGAACCGTCCAACGTGTGAGATCAATCCCTGTTCGTAGAGCGCGCTGATCGGCTCAGCCCTCGTTGCCTTGCCCCGGCTGGCGTGGACTTCCTTGACCGCGATACCTGGCCGCACGGTGCGTAGCGTTGTACGGATCATCTCGCCGCCCTGGTTCGTCTCGACGACGATGGTGTCAGCTTCGTGCGCGTCGTAGCCACCGACAGCGCGCCGCGCCCACTCGAGTGGCTGGCCACGCAATGACAGATCAGCCAGGATGTAGCCGCGCTTGTCGCTGCCGGCCGCCGCGACGATGATGCCGGTTTCGTTACTCTCTTCGCCGCTGGTGGTTGCTGGATCAACGGCGACGACGACGGTAACGAGTGACACGCCGTCCGGTATGTCGATCATTCGGTGCTTGTCGATGGTGGCCAGGTTCCATAGCGCGCCCTCCACATCCTCGAGGAGTTCGCCTTCGATCTCCTGCCTGCCTTTGCGCGTGCCGCCGTAGGCTTTCGTGACGGCGGCGACGAACGACTCCGGCAGGTTATCGGCGTTGTCATAGAGCGATGCGCGAGTGACAACGGTGCGACTGTCTGGCTCAGTGGCTTCGTCGATGAGTTTGCGTACCCGGCTGATTGGTCGCGGCGTCGTCGTCACCATCGTCTGCGGGTTGGCACCCTCGCGCATGCCGTACATAAGGTTGTCCCAGGTGTCATCGACGTACTTCCACGCGGCGAGCTCGTCGCACCAGGCCGCGTCGTGCTGCGGTCCTCGCAAGCGGTCCGGCTCTTCAGCGCTGTACAGGTAGACGGCGGCATGATGACTCGGGAAGTTGACGCGCCGCCGTGAGAGTTGCGGAGTGACGTTCATACCGCGCTTTCTGCCCAGCGTCTCGATGCCAGACGGTCCTTCGACCATGATGTCGCGCACGTCTGCCGATGTGGCGCCGACGAGGGCGATGCGCTTCGAGCCGGCAGCGATCATGTCCAGCACCCACGATGCGCCGGCGAACGTCTTACCAGCGCCACGTCCAGCGATGATGGCCCACGTATCCCACGCGCCGGACGGCGGCATCTGGTAGTCGTGACGGTGTACGGCTGGTTCATTCGGTGTCGTCCGAATCCCGGCTACCAGGCTTGTGTAGAGTGAGTGTTCCAAGGTCTGCGGCAATGGCGGCACGCTCAAGCGGGTCACTGACATGGCGGTTCACCGAATCGTAGAGCCGGGCAATGAGCAACATCGCCTGCTCGCCCGTAATCATCTGCTGCATATCGACAAGTCTCCGACGTTCTGACTCGACGAGAGAGCGGCGATCCTGAATCACGTACCGGATGTCTCGCCATGTGGCTGTGTCTGGTGTTTCGTCGTCGTCGATCTGACTGACCAGTTCGTTGAGTCGCACGTCGATCAGGGCAATATCGCTGTGAAGACTGAGCAGTTCCGGGTCGTGCATCGCCTCCCGAAAAGATGCCAGCGCCTTTGTCGGCAAATGCTTGGAGTAGCGCCCGGTAACAGTGTGATGGTGCTCGATACCTCGCTTCTGGGTACCGCCGTGGTGGTAACAGACACCATTGGCCATCGCTTGCGCGTTGCATCGCTTCTTGGTACGTTTTGATGTTGCTGTGCATTTCGCCATCACTCAACCGATTACCGAATACTCATGCGATAACATCACTCGCCTCCCCAACCACCGCCACGCGCAGCGCCTCACTCTCCGCCTGGTAGCGGGCGATGATCGGTTGGACTGTGGCATATGGGTCGCACGACTCGATATACCGCACCAGCGCCGCAATATCGGCCCGTTGCTGGGCGATGGTGGCGCGCTCACTAACACAGGGAATGAACTCATCGGGATCCGGGAGAAATTCCGTAAACTCCATCACTCGCCCTCCTGTGTTGACAGCGGATTGAGATCGCCGCGTCGCATATCGTGATACCGACCCTTTCCTGTCCAGTGACACTCCGCCGTGTCGCGCACTCGCTCCCAACGATCACGATCCACGCACACTTGCCCCGGCCCGGCTATCGTGTAGCCAGCCTGGGCGAGCGCGGCAGACAGTAACTGGAGTTCGTCTGTATCCGCTCCTCTGAATCCATGATCATCAAGCCAATCCAAAATCACCGTGGCCGCCGTTCGCGTGTCCTGTTCGCTGCTCATGCGTTACCTCCGAGTATCGCTACTGCATCGTCGTAGCTGATCTCGTTCGATGCCTTCGGTTCTGGTCGGACTACTCTGGAATATGCTCCGCAACCCTCCCATGATGTCAGCCATCTCAGTTGCTCCATTGACACCTTGCCTTTCTGTATCTTCAGTTCGAAGACGACGATCCGTCCATGACGAATGCAGATGACATCGGGAAATCCTGAGTCAGATCGACGACTATCGTGCGTGTGGTAATACAACCATCCATTCGCTAACGCTGCCTCGCGGATCGTGTTCTGGAGTTGAGCTTCGGTGGCCATACTTCGGTATCCTTGGGCGCAAAGTGTGTTCGTCACACCGTCGCCTCCTCGTGCTCAGCTACCCGCCGCGCCTTCTCCATCGCTCCAATCGTGTCCGTGCGCATCAACGGCAGTCCTGCCCTCTTTAGCGAGTCCCGCTCTTTGTCCAACAACGCCTCCAGTCCGGCATCGTCCACCGGTGACAACTGCGGGTAACTCAGTGACTTTGTGCGCAGCACCACCGGCTTAACCTTGCCCTTAGCCCACGGCGGCGGTGCAGGGGAAACCCTGGGCTCCGGCTCGCGTACTACCCGCTCACGTGCCGCCGCAGATCGGAGACGGCTGGCCTCCATTGCCGATGATCCAGCGCACTCCCGGCTGCAGTAGCGACGCGGAGGACGATTCGATACGACGTACTGGAATGATTGTTGACAGTGCGCGCATGTGGTCATCCGCTTCTCCTGCGACGCGGCCCGCTCGTCGCGCTCGAGTTGCCGGCGATGATCTGCCGCACATCTGGCGCCGCAGTATTTCTTGCCAGCCTTCGATGTGCTGAACCGTTGTTTGCAATGCGGACAGTAGTGCTCTACGGTTTTTGCCTCTCGTACCGCCTGGCGCTTTTGCAGCGCGTTGAGCTTGTCCCTACAACGACGAGAGCACACCTGCTGATGCGGGTTGTTGACCAGCGGCCAGAAGTCGATACCGCACTGCTGACACTGACGAGACGGCAGCACACGGGTGAGTGTCAGCGGTTGTGTGGGGATGGTGCTCATCAGGAAACTCCGGCGAAAAGAGGGAGTTCCTGTGTCGCGGTTGCCTTTTGCAGATTCTTGACAGCGACCGCGTAATACCCGGCCTTCAGTTCGACGCCGATGAACTTCCGGCCATTGACGATGGACTCATACCCCTCGCTACCGATGCCCATGAATGGACTGAGTACGGTTTCTCCTTTGTTGCTCCACAACTTCACACATCGTTCGATGGTTCCGAGTTGCAGCGGCGCGATGTGGCGCTCGTCTTTCTCTTCTCGCGCGCCGGCGAATTGCAGCGTGTCCGACTCCCGGATGCCGTACCAGATCGGACGGGCGTATTGAATCCAGTCCTCATTGCTGATGTCGTCCGGCAGAATCGGCGTCTGGTTCTCGCCTGGCGCCCGCATCAGCAGGATGTAATCAGCCAGCGCCGGCCGGAGCCACGACGAATCACGGCGCAACGACACGAACAGGAGCGACTTGCTCTTGGTGCGGATCGCCTGCGCTTGCGGATCTTTGTCAATGCAGACTTCACCGTGATACACAAAACCGGCATCCTGAAAGTGCCTGATCGTGTCACCACGGAAGTCGAACAGCCCGATAGTTCCGTGCGTTGCCTTTGTGCTCGGAACCTGCGCTACATGCACCGCGCAGATACGACCCGGCTTGATGACGCGCACGAGCTCCCGGCTGATGAATCCGAAGTGATCCCAGAATTGCTCAATCGAGCGGGAGTTACCTAAGTCCCGATCACTTGCCGAGTAGGTATAGAGCGATTGGAACGGTGGACTGAACAGAGACAGGTCAATACTGTGATCCGGTAATCCTGGTAACACTTCGGCGCTGTCGCCGTTGTATATCGCGTACTGGTCGGTGACTTCCTGATTCAGAACATTCACGCTGCGACTCCTATCCACTCAGGCAATTGCATTGGAACGGTTGGTTCGTAGGGGATGGTTTGCCGAGCGCTGCCCAGTTCGGCCCGCTCATATTCGATGACGTGCTTCACCAGTTCATCGGCGATGCGCTTGGCGTCTTTCTCTTTGCTCAGCACGTTGTGATAGATCGGTTCTTCCAGCGATGACAGCACGATATGGGCGTGGACTTCGCGGTCCTGCCCGAATCGGTAGCATCGACGAATCGCCTGGAAATACTGTTCGTACGAATCGCCGAGTCCAACGAATACCATCCGGGCACATCGCTGGAAGTTCATCCCAAATCCGGCAATCGACGGTTTGGTAATCAGCCATTGCGCATCACCGGCCGCGAACGCTTGCAACGCGTCGGCCTTGGCTTCTGGCGACTGACTGCCCTCGACGTGTAACGCGCCCGGCAATGCTTCAGCGAGTGCGTTGCCCTCGTCATTCAGCCCACACCAGATCAGCCACGGCTCATCGGCCTCAGCCCTGATCAGGTCGACGGCGGCCCGTACCCGGTCATCAATCGTCTCCTTGCGGACTTTGGTTCGATCAGTAACGCCTTTCAGCGTGGTAGCGAAAAGTTGCCCTGCTGGTACGTAGTCCGATGCCACGAACCGCGGCAGAATCGACAACGGAGGCAGGTCGAATCCATCGTCGGGGTATCCCAGATCCGATGGCTTCTGCAGTGACATGCCCCACGATGCCAGCCATTCGTAGAACGGCCCTTCTGCATGGCCCTTCAGTCGCCAATCGCGTTCGTCGTGGACAAAGAACGTGGCCAGCATTTCGACGCGATTCATCACCCCGAGAAACTCGGCATGATTGGCAATCTCGCTGATGTCGTTCGGCGCTGGTGTTGCCGTGCAGCACAGCCGGTACGGTGTCTGTGAAAACTGTTTTATCAGCGCCGAGCGAGTCTTTCCGTCATGCGACTTCAGGATGCTTGATTCATCCAGGACGACCGCGCCAAAGTCTCTCGCAGAGAACTTATGCACCATCTCGTAGTTCGTGATGGTGATGCCGTCATGCGCGATGCCGTCCCGGCTGTATCGAATCGGCACACTGATCTTTGATGCCTCGTCAATCGTCTGATGGGCCACGGCCAGCGGCGCCACAATCAGCACACGCTCACCCGTCAACCGTGCCCACTCGACTTGCATCCTGGTCTTGCCCATGCCGGTCGTCGCGAAGATCGCAGATCGGCCTTTGCGCAATGCCCAGCGGACTAAATCCATCTGAAACGGGAATAGGCTAGGATGCAACTCGCACTCGTCAACATCGATGCCCGAAGCCGGAAACGTCAGAGTCTTTGCGCCGAGGAATCGTTCGTAGTCGAGTGCCGGTGGCGGAGGTAGTGACTCCGCCACCTTCCCGTTCATCTGTCCGCTCATACCGCCGCCCTCATCTGTGCCTTCGCCCGCGCTGTCTGCGGTCGCGTGCTGCGTAGCGTCGTCTGCGTCCGGTCACTCAGCTTCACCAGCGCCACCTCACTGACATCAGAGTCGTAGCCGCCGCCGTTGAATGTCGTCACAGCCTGCGCATATCGCCGTTTGGCCCGTCCGTAGTCCGTCTCGCCCTCAGTGGCCATCGTCCGGCCCCGGCTGTCGCGCATGGCGACGACGTAGGTGGTGATGGTTGGTGTGTCTTCGGTCATGCCGTCTCTCCCAGCCATGCGCAATGCTGCACAAGGTCCGCCTTGTGTCTGACAATGAACTCCCGCGCTTCTGGTGTCATTGCCGTCGCCGGTCCGATGTTGAATTGTTCACCGTTGACTTTGATGTGATAGCCCGGCTCTGCCATGAGCTCATGTAATGCGCGTCTCAGGCGATGGCGCCGGCGTTCGTCTGGTCCGTAGGTACGGATGTCTGAGGGACTCGGCATTGTCATGCTCTGCTCCAGTACGATGGTCGATGATTCCAAAGTTTCGTTTCGATCTGCTGATACCCGAACACTCGCAACGCCGCATTGAATCGTCGGCCGGTCGTCGCACCGTCGAGTAATTCACCGCCAACGGTGTACTGGCGAAAGTTCCCGACGCTCTCATTCGTGAATGTGTTCGCGATCAGAAATGACTTCGGCTCGAACATCGTAATTAATTGCGCCAGATGATCCACCGGCGCTTCTATGTGCTCGAAGTATTCCGATGCAAAGATCAGATCAATCGGAGATGGAACGAGGTTCAGACTGTCAATGATTGTCACGCCGTAGTCTGCGCCAACTTGTTGCGCAATGCGCAGCTGAGGTGAACCGCTCCAATCGAATCCATACACATCAGCATGAGGCAAGATGTCTTTCCATGCGGCAGTTGTGTAACCAATACCGCAGCCTACATCTAGAACGCTCTGAGTTGAGGCGAGAGCGTCAGAAAGCGAGTGCGTGAACATTCCTCTTGGATGAATGATTCTCTTCATGTACTCGCGTGAATACGCGATCCAGCACGACCACACTTCCGCGATGTAGTCAGGCTCCGTGTCCATCCAGCATCGAGCGCTGCGTACCATCGTTGCTCAAGCTGTCTACTCTCAACGGACTGAAGTCGCGCCGTTCTATTGCCCCGAAGATGGCGGATATTCTCGTTCGCCATCGACTTGATGAATCCCAGATCAGGCACCTCATCACTTGCGTACGTAGACAGAAACCGCTCTATCGCTACGTTGCTCTGTTCCTGAAGGACATTCGGTTGTGTCTGATACCCATACGGGGTATCTATAGTCACTATGGTTTTGTCGTTGATATGTTGTTGTTGTGTACTCATCGTGTTGGCTCCCACCAGCGCACGAGCGCATTCCACAGTCGCTCCTGGCCATAGACGCATTGCTCGACACCGAATGCGGCAAACGCATGATCTCGGGCGGCGTACAGGTCGTGAACATTGGATACGTGAATACTTTTCTGCATATACCAGCGATAGACGTGAAGCAACGTGCGAAACGTTGCGAGTTGTTCAGCTGTCAAAACGTCTCATCTCCTTCTGGTGCGTGGTAGCCGTTCTGCGATGCCTTGGTATCGTGCTGCGGCAGCATCGTCAGCCACGGCCCACCGAATCCGTCTTTGCGGTAGACACAGCGAAGACGACTCTTCGCCTTTTCAAGGCTGTCCTTGTCAATCTTCTCAGCGGCAGCATCACGAGCAAGATGCTTGCTCGGCATTGGACCAGACTTGAGGTAGTCTTTGACCCACTCAGTCGCTTCATCCCATTTATCCATCTGCTCAACACCAACAGCTTTGCCCATCAGCAACTCGTCTGCAGTCAGATCAGAGAAACCTGGCAGCCACTCAACCTTCGCCACTTCATCACCCGGCACGTCAACCAGACGAAATTGCAGCGTCCTCGGTTCCCGGCCCAGGTTCCCCTTCGCTCTTGCTAGACATTTGATCTCCCGGTCTCGAGGATCCTCCGCGAGCAGAAGACCAAGGCGTGCAGTGGCAATTATTCCAATGGAGCCACCACCTCGGTAGAGTGCGTTTGTCCCCCCTCCTTTGTTCAGGTGGCGTACGACAATGATCGATGCACCAGTCCTTTGGGCTATAAGCTCCAGCGGCGTCAGGCATTTGCGCACATCCTTGTTTGAGTTCTCGCTGAGGTCATCAGCCATGAAGAGAGCGAACGGATCAATGAACACCATCCCGACGTTGCGCTCGATGATGATCTGCTCCAGCAGGTCAGCGTCGGTCGGTAGCTCGAACATCCGCAGAGCCACCACATCTTCATCATCCGGTCCTTTGTAGACGTACGGCACGTCTCGCAGGATAACCACCTCGTTGACATCACCGCCAGCCGCTTCGAATCGCGGCCTGATCGTGTCGCCAGGATCGTCTTCAGCGCAGATCATAATCACGCCGCGCTCTGGTTGCGGTTCGCCCTCCGGCAACGCCAAGCCCATTGACACATCGGCAGCGAACTGGGTCAGCAGCGTGCTCTTGCCCAATCCGGGATCTCCCTCGAGCGTGTGCAGTTTGCCTCGAGCTATCCTGCCCCGAGAACGCCAGGACACACGCTCTTTCTTCACGTCGGCCAGAAGGATGCCGACCGTCAATTCGGTGGTGGTCATCCACTGATAACCCCCACGAACGAGCGTTCAATAACACCGAATTTCCCGACGAAACGCCAGAATGACGTGAGAATGAGCGGAATGTAGTACGTACGTGGGTGTTTGGGAATTGAGAATGAGAGGAGAATGAGAGGAGAATGGAGAGAATGTAGTACGTACGCGGGTATCGACATTTTAGACACACGTCGGAAGGAACGGAACCATGCGTACGTACTACATGCAAACCATTCTTTTGCATTCTCTCCCCATTCTCTTGGATAGAATGGGTGCGTACGTACTACATTCTCCCCATTCAAACCCATTCTATGTGTATATAGGGAGATCATGCGGCTTTCGTCCTGAATCGAATGCGATCCATTGCCGCGTTCAGTCGTTGCATCTGCTCATTCGAGCCGCCGCGGTCAGGATGATAGGTGCGTGAGAGCGCTCGATAGGCCGCCTCGATAACACACGACGGCGCGTCTGGCGTGACAAAAAGTACGGCCATATCCGGGTCAGTTTTTGTCGTGGACGATGCTGTCGTCTTCTGCTCTCGACGGAAACCGAGCACACCACGATAAACTACCTGAGCATCTGGCCAGCATTCCGTGAACATCTCGATAGCGAGATCATCCCATGGCGCCATGACAGTCCAGACGCGAAGCTCAGGATCGTATCGGCGCCCGTGTTTCGGTATCTCATTCTTCAGGTCTTCGATGAAAGCCACGTTGTACGGGAAGTTCAGAATCACGTGGTCATCAAACTGCGTCGCACCGGCCGTCATACGAGCGCCTCCTGCTTTCGCTGAAGTCGCTGTGTGAATTGGCTGAAGTCTGCATGATGATGATCGCGACCGTATCGATCAGCGAGTCTGCAGCAATCAGGATGGAGTCTCACGATCATCTCTGACTTTGCGCGGGTGCCCTCTCGATAGACCTCGTCGGTGTTCCCGCCCTTCATCGACTGCGTTGGCATCTTGTCCTGAAGGAAGGCCTTGAATAGCACCGAGCAGTACCCGGCCTTCAGCACTCGAAGACACAAGTCCAGATCCTCGTTATAGCGAGCTCGCCACCGGAATGGAATGTCATTGCGAATCAGGATGCACGAGAACACCCGTTTGTTGAGCACGAATGGATCGAGCGGCGCACTGTTTGCGGCAAAGAATCGATAGTCTGGTCCGCTGATCGCGATGTTCTCGTAACGATCAGTGAAGTCCTCCATAGCGGTGAAGCATTGACCGTCCGCTACGTTGACTTTTTTGTTTTTGTTCAGTCGCACGAAGTGTCGAATATTGTCATCAACGATCCAGTGCCTCTCTGCGCCGTATTCAGAGATCGCGTGGTCCCATGCGAAGTTGCGCGCCGGGCCTGATCCTCGACTCTGATGCGGCAGCAGATCCATACAGGCGTCGTAGTCACGCTGATAGGCAGGGTCTAGGACCAGCAGCCGATCACACTCGATTACACTGGCGTAGTGTCGATACTCCTGCTCTTCGACGATCACGTGATAATCCACGCCAATTCTGTCGAGCGCCTTGACGGTGAGACGCGACTCCCACCGCCCTTTTGACGGGATATACAGTGGGTACTTCATTAATCGCTCCTGCCGTCGTAGGATGCGTGGTAGGGCGAACGTGGAAACCATATGCTTGACTGTCCTCGCATCGTCAACCGCTGTCCTATCAGCCGAGAGAACGCGATGACATCCTCATCGGTCAGCAGTGACACGATGACCTTTTTTACCGGAGTCAGGTCCTCTTGTTCGAACATCGGCATATCGACCCAGTGGGCGAACGCATCATCCTTTTCAGGGAGACCCGGTAGATCCATTTGTGCTTGCTCTGTCATCGTCGTCCTCGAATGCTCAGCGGCGCCATGCTGCCGTCCGGTCGGCGGATTGTGTACACCGGAGCCACCGCCTGTTTCGGCGTGCTCGGATCGTCGATTCCGAACTCAACGCACAACCGTTTGGCCAGCTCGACGGTGCTCGGTTCCTGCAGGTAGTACGCTGCCAGGTGGAACAGATCACCGCCACGGTCGCAGCCGAAGCAGTGCCATTGCTGACGCTCGACGCTCACCTTGAATGACGGCGTCTTCTCGTTGTGGTCCGGCAACGGGCATAGCCCCCAGAGATCACGACCACGTGGCTGCAGGACAGGCCCGTAGCGCGCGCAGAGCGTTTCAATGGATAGTCGCTCCTTCACATGCCGGAAGATGTCTGTACGCTGCCCACGTTTGACCGTAGGCGCATATTCATTTCGGTAGAGCGCTCGGCGTTTGGCGAGCTCGTCGCGCACATCGAGAATGCAATCGGCGAGTAGCGCCATGCCCGATTCGATGCAGAGCCGGTCGCACTCCGGTTCTTGTGGGCAGGTGTCCAGTGACGCCATGCGCCACTGGAGAACCTCTTCTTCGCGGGTCAGTTCGGCCGTCGCCCAGTCAGCGTACAGCCACAGGATAGCGGTGCTCACGCCGCATTCTTCGCCTTCGCTGCATCGATCTTCAGCCGGTTGTGTCGCGCCTTCCAGTGCCGGGCCAGTTCATAATCGGTTTCCTCGGTGACGCCGGCTTCCTTCATCCCGTCCTTGATCTCATCGAGGTCGGCCAGCGTCTCCGCCGTATCGATCAACGAAGACCACGTTTGCCATGTCTCTGTTGTCGTATGCGACAAATCCATGTCAACAATTTCGCCGGTCGCCTGCACGACCGTCTCGCCCAGGACTTCGATGACCGGTTCATCGTTATCAGCCTGCATCATTTCCTCGCGGGTGTAGAGTCCACTCAATTCAGCCGGGAACGCCTTGCGTAGCGCCAGTGATTCCGCGCACTTGCCGAGCATCAGGTAGGGCATCCGGTTCCACATAGCGCCGCTCTTGTCGCCTGGGTAGTATTCGCTCCATCGCGCCGTCGCCGTGAATGGGCAGCGTTGCCCAGACAACATCTTGTAGACGGTCACGGTTGCCGTCTCTGGTCGCTTGCCGTCATCGATGTACACAACCTCATCGCTGCCCGCGTACTTGCCGGATCGATCAGCGATGAGCCGGTAGCCGTCGATGCTCGTCTGCGTTGACCATTTGTCGCCGCGCTTAATGAAATAAATCTGCTTGGCGAACGGGTCCAGGCCAGTCCGGTTACAAACGCCAATGAACATTTCCAATTCCAGCGGCGGCGCACCGTTGGCGATGGTTTTGCTCAATAGCTCGATCTTCGCGTCATCGAGCACCAGTGCATTTGTCTGAATCGTTGCGAGTCCGTTTGTCATTTCTATACTCCTGCTAGTTCGTCGAGTTGCTCTTCGATTTCCTCGATGGTGGCATTGGCTGAGATAGACATTGCTGTGAGCATCGTCATCATTTCTCGGGCATAGTTGAGGCACGTCATCACGTACTTCATCTGCTCTTCAAGCGTGCCCACACGATCAGCGAGTGATACGGCGTCCTTCACGTCGTCCATTACCGCGTCACCCGCCACACAATGCGCGGTGTCCGTATCCGTAGTTCCTGGCGCATCCGTCGCCGAGCATGACGCCACGGCCGATTCACCGAGTCGAGATCGCTGTTTGTGCGAGGTCTGCGGGTGTTCATCGGCTCTCAACTTTCCGTGTCACGCCGGCTTTCGGCACGCCGCTGGGTCTGCGCATCATCCGAGTCACCCAGCCTTTTCCGTCGCATGTCCAGCACCGCTGTTCCCAACGTTCGCTTTCGCCCCATCGGTAGATGCCCTGGCCGTCACACGAGTGGCAACGCTCTTTCAGCTTTACCTCGGTGGCTACCATTGCACCTTCATCCGTCTCGTCTCGAGGTCCATGAGCATCCGCAGGTAGTGATCGCGCTCGAGCGCCGCAGCGCATCGCGTTGGCCACGGTGCCGTTTGCGATACCTCGGCGGTGATTCGTGCCTCTTTGTGCAGTCGGCGCAGGGCGTTCGTGCAGTTGTCGATGGCTGTGTACGCCGCGACGGTTTCGGTGCGCCGTGTCTCACGGTCAACAGGTTCGGCGTAGAGTGTTCGTCTCATCGATCCATGCTCCGCTCGTAGGCGCTGTCGGCATCGTCCATCGCGTCGTGTTGCGGCTCGATTCCGGTTCCGTTGCAGAGTGAACACCTGACGCGCTCATACGCTGTCTGGTTGTAGATCATCGACACGTACCCGACGTATCCCGTCCCGCCGCAGTCCGGGCACTCACCACCCTCGCCCACGGCATCCACACTCCGGGCCAGTTCGCGTTCGTAACCATCGGTAGGCATTAGCGGTGCTCCCGGACGTAATCAACCATTTTCATGACCTGGGGAAATACGTTTGAATGCTGTCGATATTCCTCCTCCAGGCCCCGCAACAGCTCCCACATCTCATCTGTATCGGCTGGTTTTGTCTCCAGCGCCGTCGCCTGCCGCTCTGCCGCGTCAGCAATCCTGAGCATCACCGGCGACTCCACGAGGTCTTGCCGCAGTTCGAGGGCTTCGATCAAATCCCGCATGTGTTCAAAATCCCCAGCCATGCGATTGGTTACATCGACAAACTGCCCTTTCGTCACGCATTCACCTAGCGGCGGCGGTGTCTCCACCATCGCAGCGAGGACTTCGAGACGTGCTTCGAGGGCGGCGATTCGTTCCATGTGCGCGTCCAATCCTGCGAACAACGCGCTGAACCTCGATTCGTTGAATGTGTCGGACACCTCCGGCGGTGTCTCCACCATCGCGGCCAGGACCTTTAGCCGAGCTTCGAGAGCAAACAAACTTCGCTCTACGTTCGACACCCATTCCATTGTGAGAGCAGGCATGTCTCCGCCTACTGTCACGATGTTCTCTGTCATGTCGTACACTTCTCCCTGAGCTTCCAAACTCATTGCCGTCTCTGAGCGCCTCACGCTCTCAGACGGTTTGTGCCGGTAAACTGCCGGTCATATCCGCACATATACGGATGCGCCCGGCCCGCTGTTCGATGTACCGTGTAAGTCCCCCCTTCCCCGTGTAGTGAGTGTGCCGGGACGACCATTCCCGCCCCGGCTATCCGACTGATATATGGCCGCTAGGTGTCCATGCCATCGTCCTTGCCGATCTCTGCGCCGCCACTGCTGCGGCTCGCGTTGCTCGTGGCCACATGGCCGATGGTGCAACCCGCCTGGTCAGGGGCGTCTGGCGGATGAAGCCAACCGCATTTCTGAGTTGCACCATCGGCCACCCGCGACGTGTGCGCGTCACGGATGACCACCTGGACGACGGAGGGCACCGCCGTCCTGGGATTGGGGAGGTGAATGGGATGGATGGCCCATCCACCTGGCCGGCACCGAACAGACTGGACCGTCCTGCAAATGCGGGTCCGTCGAACCGCGGGCAGTCGCCAGTGCCGGCCAGGTGAAGCCCTGCCGCGACGGTTGGCTCGTCGCGGCTCAGGCGGTATGAAGACCGAACTGAGGAAATACCGGGGTCCGTCGCCAACTCGGAGGAAAGTTGAGAGATCACTGGAATTACCGCGAACTTCCCGTGCCAGTAGCCGGCAATGTGTCAATGAAGATCGTCGGCTCTGCCGTCACGGTTGGCTCTGCGGTCGCCGTCGCCGTCGGTACGGCAATCGTTGGCGGTACTGGCGATGCTATCGGTGAACCGCAGACGAGCTCACCACCAGCCGCCTCAACGCACGGCACCGGATCGGACCAGCCCGCGCTCTTCGTCGGCCCGCTCGTGTCAATGGCCACCGCGCCACCGACAACCGCGCCAGCCAGCACCACGCCGGCCACGAATGTGCCTATGTCTCGTGTTCTCATGATTTCACCTCAACTTCCTGACGTACGGCCGGTGCCGTTACACGCAGGACACGGAATCGGCTTCACGATTCCCATCACGACCGCCATGTTTGACGGCGGCGGTAGTTGTGCCCATGTCCACCACGGCGCGCCCTCTTCGCCGTCTGCGATCTGCTTGCAGCCGTT